CGCTCATTAAGCCTAAAGGCGGATTGCAAAATCTTCTTGACCGCCAAGGCATCGTTTTAGACGGCATCACCGATACCAAGTTGAATCGAATCGGCACGGTTCTTGGTCAGGCGCTTGCCGTAGGTATTACGCCAAAAGATGTCTCTATCCTCGTTGACCAAGTAATCAACGATCCACAACAAGCGCTTGTTATTGCGCAAACCGAAATGTCTCGCGCAGTATCCGTAGCATCCAGAGATTTGTACGAAACTTCTGGCGTTGAGCAGGTCGAATGGCTAGTAGCTATCGGATGCGAAGATTGCCAAGAAAACGCCGATGCCTCACCAATTGGCATAGATGAAGTCTTTCCTTCGGGAGATACAGAACCACCAGCACACCCCAACTGTATGTGCGCGCTTGCGCCGTACATGGTTGATACCAGCACCCTATAAGGAGAAAAAATGGCAGCACCACTTCAACACGGCACAATAACCGTAGGCACAACCGCGACTAGCTTGTTTGTCGTGCCAACAGGTATTCGCCGCGCACTTCTATACATCCGCAACAACGATTCCTCAAAGACCGTTTATATCGGTGACGGAACTGTTACTTCAAGCGGTGCTACACAGGGCTTGCCTATCCCTGCTGCTACAACTCAGGCAATTGAATTTACCGCCGGAACAACAATCTCTGTGATTGCTTCTGGCGCTTCAACATCCGTCTCTTATCTCTGGACAGCAGGTAACTAATGAATAAAGACTTCGCAACCTCGTATGCCGCCATTGTTAAGGCTGACAAGCAAGAAGATGGCTCGCTTATGGTTTACGGCAAGGCAACTGACGACTCTATTGACATGGACAATCAGATTTGCGATGCCACTTGGCTAGATAGCGCAATGCCAGCTTGGTTCAAGTCTGGTGGAAATATCCGTGAACAACATTCAAACATCGCGGCAGGAGTGGCTAAAGAATATGAAGCGAAAACTGACGGTCACTACATTACTGCTCATGTTGTTGACCCTGTTTCTGTTAAAAAGGTCGAGGCGGGCGTTCTTAAGGGATTCTCAATAGGAATCAAAGCCCCACGCGTTGTTCGTGACCAGAAGGCGGCTAACGGTCGCATCATTGACGGTCAGATTATTGAAGTGTCACTCGTTGACCGACCAGCCAACCCTAACGCCAAGCTCATCATGGCTAAGAGCGTTGAAGGCGAATCATTATTGGTACAGGTTGAAGAACTGCACGAATACAAAGCACCACTTCCTAGCGAGATTGTTAAGCGCGAAGTTTCTGCCGAAGAGCGTCAGCGCCTAGCGGATCGCGGAGCTGCGATGCCAGACGGTTCGTATCCTATTGCCAATGTCAGCGACCTCAAGAACGCTATTCAGGCGTTTGGTCGCGCTAAGAATCCATCAGCCGTTAAGAAGCACATCATCCGCCGCGCTCGCGCATTAAACGCTCTTGATGTTCTTCCTGACGAATGGAATGTAGGAAAAGCACTTAAAGGCATTACCGCCGATAGTGTGAAGTTTGACCAAGATGCCTTCGAAGTTGCCCGCCGCGCTATCGCTCAACTGATTCAAGTTGAAGCTGGCGAAATGGGTGACGGCGAGGACGAAACCTATTCCCTCGGCCAGCTTGTTGAGGTTGCTAATCACCTCATGGCTTGGTACGCAGGGGAACAACAAGAGGGAGAAACAATGCCAGAATCAATCGAGTTGTCTGCTGCGGCTGACACGGTAAAAGAGCCTGACACAACCGCCGGATGCGATTGTGATGGCTGCAAGTCTTGTAAGTCTGACGGTGGATGCGATGACAAGATGTGCAAGTCACATCACACAGGCGCAGACAAGTCAGCAACAGTTGAGAAGTGCCTACAATGCGGATGCAACCAAGTCGGTCAGTCACATGGTCTAACAACCGTTCCAGATGTAACTGCGCCGGGTCAAATCCCAGTTCAAGCAAATGTATCAACTGCCACAATCGTTACACCTGAGCAAAATGCTGGAAGCATTAAGTCTGTTGAGGGTGACGAAGTTCCTGCTGCCGAAGAGGTCGCAGAGGTTGTAGCCGAAGAGGTTGCAACAGAAGAAGTTTCTGCTGAGGAATCAGCAGAGAAAACCCTGCTTAGTGATGAAGTTGTAAACGCCATCATTGAAAAGGCCGTGTCATTGGCTACGGAATCTGTTAAGGCAGAAGTTGTGCTTGCTAAGGCTGCAATCGAGGCAGCAGAGAGCAAGGCAACTCAGCTTGAAACCGAACTAGCACAGGCTAAATCAGCAGCAGTCGCAGGTGGCCCAAAGCGCTCCGCAATTGCAGCAGGTAAAAACCAAACTAACGATC